GTGTTTCAGCGTGCCTTTGATGCGGAGATCGAACAGCAACGACGACGCGGGCGGTTGTGATGGGCCGGGTGCTTTTTGGGTCCCTCTGGCGTTAGTAATTTGAGGGTGTATTCGAACCACGGTTTTTAGCTAGCGTCAGGATTGAAAACGGGTTAACACAATGCTTTTTGGCCATGCCGCCAGTCGCAGCAACCCCCAGGCCCCCATCATCAGCGCCAGGACGGTTGATCTGTTAACTTAACGGCCTAGGTTAACGCGGCTGGTTAACGATGCTGGTGAGCTTCGCAGACTTTGCGAAGGATCAAGGAGTGAGCAGGGCGGCGATCACCCAGGCTTGCTCTGGCCGCCTGGCTTCTGCTGTGCGCGACGTTGACGGCAAGCGTTGCCTGGATCAGGAGCGAGCGCTGGAGCTGTGGACCCGTGGCAGTGTGCGCCAGGCCCGCAAGCCCAAGGCTGCCCCGGCTGCCCCGGCTGCCCCGGCTGCCTCGCCATCGCCTGGCCGGCCGGGGCGGCCCCGTGCTGTGGACCCTGACGCAGCTGCTGTGGCGGCGGAGGTGATGCGGCTGCCAGATGATGCGATTCCCGATCTCGGGATCAGCCTTGAGCGCAAGGAGCACTACCGGGCTGAGCTGGCAAAGGTTGAGGCGATGCGCCGGCGCGAGGAGGTGGGCAGCATCGCCGAGATGCGACGCGAAGCCTTCACCCTGGCCAAGACAGTCCGCGAAGGAGTGCTCGGTGTGGTGGCCCGCGTCAGCGCGGACCTCGCTGCGATGACCGATCAACAGGAGGTTGAGCAGCGGCTGGAGGAGGAGCTGACTGTGGCGCTGCGGGTTCTGGCGGATGGCTGACGCCGCGGCGGCCTACCGGGCTGCCTTCCTGGAGGGGCTGCGGCCGGAGCAGCTGGGGACCGTCTGGCAGTGGGCCGACCGCTACCGGGTCCTCGGTGGTGTCGGCTGCCCCGAGCCTGGCCCCTGGCGGACCGATCGAACCCCCCACCTGCGCGAGCCGATGGAGTGCCTCTCGGCCCGCTCGCCATGGCGGCGGGTAGTGCTGAAGTTCGGGAGCCAGACGGGCAAGACCGAGGTAGGCCTGAATTGGCTGGGGTACATCATCCACTGGAGGCCGGCCCCCACCCTGCTGGTTCAGCCAACCCTTGAGATGGCCAAGCGGCTGAACCGCCAACGGCTGGAGCCGTTGTTGCGAGACACGCCGGAGCTGGCGTCTCGGATCCCCCCGCCCCGGACGCGGGACAGCGGCAACACGGCGTTTTTGAAGGTCTTCCCTGGTGGCCTGTTCGTGTTGACCGGGGCCAATAGCGCCAGCTCTGCGCAGTCGATGCCAGCGGCGAACCTGTTCGCCGATGAGGTGTCCAGCTACCCGCTGGAGATTGACGACAAGGGCGACCCGCTTGAGAACTTCGAAAGCAGGACCGCAACATTTCGCAACGGCAAAACCCTGATCACCAGCACCCCTGGCGAGGAGGGCGCTTGCCGCATCACCTGGGAATATCGCAACCGATCAGACCAGCGGCAGCGGCATGTTCCCTGCCCCGCGTGCGGGGGGTTTCAGGTGTTGCTGTGGTCTCAGTTCAAGTGGGACCGACCGGACGGGGAGGTGCTCTACGAGTGCGTGCACTGTGGGGAGCGATTCGAAGAACGGCACAAGGCGAGGTTCCTGGGGGATGCGATCTGGCAGCCCTCCGCCACGGGTGACGGGAAGACCGCTGGGTTTCACCTGCCCAGCTGGTACTCCCCCCTGGGCCTCGGCTACGAATGGGGCGAGATCCGGGATCAGTTCCTCAGGGCGAAAGAGGACAGGATCCTACTCAAGGGCTGGATCAATAAGCGCGCGGCGGAGGCCTGGCGCGACGACATCGAGAACGCGTTCACCGTTGATGGCCTGGCGCAGCGGCGGCAGGACACGGCGGCAGGCAACGGCTACCCGGCTGACACCGTGCCGGCTGGTGTGCTGCTGATCACGGCCGGCGTTGACGTGCAGGGCGGCGGCGGGTCCATGGGCGAGCGGCTGGTGGTGACCCTGTGGGGATGGGGCCGCGGAGAGGAGGGCTGGCACCTGGGCCACTGGGAGATCCACGGCGACCCGCAACAGAATGAGGTGTGGCATCAGCTCGATGCCGTAGCGGCCACCCGCTGGCGCACCGAAGACGGCCGTGAGCTCCTGCTGGCTCGCGGCGGGATCGACGATGGAGGCCATGCCCCGCAGGCAGTGCGGACGTTCTGCAAAACGCGGATGCGGTTGTGGGTACCGATGAAAGGATCGGGCACCGAGGGCCGGCCACTGATCGGGAAGGGGTCACCCATCGATGTGGACAGCAGGAACCGCACCGTCAGCAAGCCCAGCCGGGGCCTGCTGCTCTATACGATCGGCACCAACGCCAGCATCCTGCACCTGCAGGGCCGGTTGCGAAATGACAAGCCAGGCCCCGGCTACCTGCACCTGGGGCAGGCGGCGACCGACCAGTTCCTGGCGGAACTGTTCCCGTGGAAGCGGCGGGCGAAGATGGTCAAAGGGTTCACCCGCTACGAGTGGCACCTACCTGCCGGCGAGCACGACGAGGGCGGGGACTGCACACGCATGGCGTACGCGGCCCTTCAGCTGGTTGCCAGGAGGTACAACCGGGCGAGTATGTGGGACCAGCTGGAGGCGAGCGCAGGGCGGGCACCGGCGCAGGGTGCGACCGCACGGCGGCGAGCAGCGCCAGCCACTGGCGGTGGATTCGTGCAGAGTTGGTAGCATGAGGCTATGACTGTCCCATCTGAGATTCGAGCAGGTGACACGGTGGCGTGGGTTGAGCCTGCGGCTGTCGACCTCAGTGGCGCGGCTGCAACATCAGCAACCTGGACGCTGACCAGCTACCTGCGGACGAACACCGCGGCCGAGGGTGCCACGGTGGTTGGCACTGCGCGTGCTGACGGAGGCTGGGATATGGCGATCAGCGCCACGACTACCGGCGGCTTTGATGCTGGGCAGTGGCAGTGGCAGAGCAGGATCAGCAGCGGTGCCACGGTGATCACGATCGGCGCCGGCAGTACGACGGTGCTGGCCAGCCTGAGCTATGCCGAGCCGCCTGCTGCGTTCGATGGCAGGAGCCAGGCAGAACGGGATCTGGAGGCCGTGCAGGCTGCGATCAGGGCGATCATCGCCAAGGGTAGCAAGGCCTACACCATCGGCACCCGCAGCTACACGGCGCAGGATCTGGGGGTACTGATGGAACGGGAGGCGCAGCTGAAGGCAATTGTGGCGCGTGAGAAGGCGGCGGAGAAGGTGGCCGCTGGTCTGGGAGATCCGCGCAATCTGTTCGTGAGGTTCGGCTGATGGGTTTCGAGTTCGGTGCCCGTGGCTTCAACCCACAGCCTCGCCAGCCTTCCGCCCCGCGGGTGCAGGTGCTTGCGCCGTCACGACGACAGCAGCGACTCTATGAAACGGCGATCCAAAACCGGCTGACAGCTAACTGGGTCACGACCAGCTCAAGCGCTGACGCTGAGATTGACGGCAGCCTGGTACGGGCGAGGAATGCAAGTCGGCAACTTCGGCGCGACAATCCATACTTTGCCCAGGCTATTCGCGTCATTACAAACAACGTAATCGGCCGGGGGATTAGATTTCAAAGCCGCGTCAAAATGCAGCAAGGCAACGGCCAGATCGATAGCAACCTGCGGCGACAGATCGAAACATGGTGGAAAGATTACACCAGGAAAGAGCATATTCATGTAGCAGGCAAGCTTTCACTCGCCCGCATCCTCCGCCAATGCGTTGATGCTGTTGTTGAGTCTGGAGAAGTCTTTATCCGGCTGGTTCCTGACTCATTCGGCGGCAGTACAACTCCGTTGGGGATTGAGATCATTGAGTCTGACTACTGTGACGAAGGTCACACTACGGGCCGGTTACCTGATGGAAGTCAGTGGCGGATGGGGGTTCACGTAGACAAGTGGAATAGGCCTATTGAATACCGGTTCAGGACTAGTCATCCCGGCGATGTTGCAGGCTCAACTGGACACGCTCCCGTTGACATTCCGGCGGCTGAGATCATCCACCTTTACATCCAAGACAGGCCAGGCCAGACGCGCGGGATGCCCTGGCTGGTGGCTGGCATGAAGCGCTTGCACCATCTAGACGGATTTGAGATGGCGGAAGTTATAGGCAAGCGCGCGCGATCGTCGCTGATGGGGTTTATCCAAACCCCGGAACCTGACAACTTGACCGATGATGTGTATGCCGGCGATCGGGTGACAGTGTTTGAGCCTGGCACATTCAAGACCTTAGCGCCAGGAGAGACGGTTTCTGTCCCCCAGCTGGGAAACGATGAGTCTGACTATGAGCCGTTCTTGCGCTGCATGTTGCGCGGTTTGTCGGCATCTTCTGCCGTGCCGTATCCCGCGTTGTCCAGTGACTACAGCACAGCCAACTACAGCAGCTCTAGACTAGAGAGGCTTGAAGTGTTGCCCTACTGGCGATCCCTGCAAGATTGGATTATCGAAGACGTTTGTACTCCCATCAATGAGCGTGCCATGGGTGCGGCTGTAGCAGCTAACGCCCTGCCGCTGGTGGGCTATGAAACCATGTTCCGCCGTTACCAGGAGTGCCGCTGGTATCCGCGCGGCTGGGAGTTTGTTGATCCTCAGAAGGAAGTGGCTGCGAACAAGGATGCGGTGAGGGCTGGCTTCGTCACGCAAACCGCAATCGTTGCCGAGAGCTACGGCGACATCGAGGAGATGATGGACGAACGCCAGCAGGAGCTGGCCATGGCCCAAGCGCGGGGCATCATCCTGGACACCAACCCTGGCCAGGTGAGCAACGCGGGCCTGACTCAGGCGCGGCCACCTGGCAGCATTATCCCTCAGGATCCCTGGGCGCCCAGCGACACTGCGGCAGAGACCGACAGCACCGACAGCCCGGGCGAGGTTGAGGACACGCCAGAGGACACGGCCGAGGATGACGCAGAGGGCGAGGATCTCAACTGATGGCCAACGTCAACGGCACCGCTACACTGGACTCAAGACCGGCGATTGTAGCGATGGATCTGCGGGAGTTGAACAGCAAGCCCCTGCATCGGTTGGCGTCGTTCGACTATGCGGCGGCCAGCCGCAGTATGAAGCCTGAGGATGAAGACGTTCGGACGCTGGAGTTTCCGTTCAGCTCTGAGCAGCCTGTTGAGCGGTGGTTCGGGCCTGAGGTGCTCAGCCATGCTGAAGGCGCAATGGACATGAGCCGCCTCAATGATGGCGCTCCGCTGCTGTGGAATCACAACCCTGACCAGGTGCTGGGCGTGATCGAGCGCGGCTGGTTGGCGGATGGCCGCGGCCTGGTATCTGTTCGGTTCAGCCGGTCGGCGTTCGCAGAGGAGAAGCTGGCAGACATCCGCGATGGCATCCTCCGCAATGTGTCGGTGGGCTATCAGATCACCGATGCAAAACCGTTGCGCGCAAACGGCCAGGATGGAATCCTGGCCACTTCATGGCAACCACATGAAGTGTCCATCGTCAGCGTGCCGGCAGATCAGAGTGTCGGAATCGGGCGAAGTCTCGATGATGACGCTGCCGCGGCTCCGGCCGCAACCAACCCCCCCCCTTCCCAACCCATGGAACCACAACTCGACATCGAGGCGGTGCGGGCTCAGGCTGCGGCCGAAGAGCGCACCCGCGTCGCCAGCATCACCAGCCTTACCCGCCAGCATGGCGCCGAGGATCTGGCCCAGGGGCTGATCGAATCCGGCGCCTCTGAGGCTGACGCCATGCGCCAGATCCTCAACGGCATGGCCCAGCGCGCCAGCCAGCCCGCAACCCCTAAGGCCTCGGCTGCTCAGCCGATCGCCTCCGGCGGTTCCTCGGCTGACATCGGCCTGACCGACAAGCAAGCTCGCTCCTTCAGCTTCCTGAAGGCCATGCGAGCCCAGCTGTTCCCTAACGAGCGCACCTTCCAGGAGGATGCGGCATTTGAGCGCGAGGCCAGCAACGCCGCTGCTCAGCGAATGGGCATGAACCCTAAGGGGTTCCTGATCCCCAACGACGTACTGTCCCGGTCGCTCACCGCTGGCACCGCTTCCGGCGCTGGTGATCTGATCTTTACCGACGCTCGCCCTGGCAGCTTCATCGAGCTGCTGCGGAAGCGCAACTTCCTCACCGGCCTTGGCGTGACCATCCTTTCTGGCCTAACCGGCCCGGTGGGCATCCCCAAGCAGACCGGCACCTCGCAGGTCTACTGGAAGGGCGAAGGCGTTGCGGCCGCCGAGTCCGAGCCCAGCGTGGGCCAGGTCACAATGACCCTCAAGGAGATGAGCGCTTGGACCCGCTTCAGCCGTTCGCTGATGCTCCAGAGCAGCATCGACGTTGAGACGTTCGTTCGCAACGATCTGGTCACCGTGATGGCGCTAGAGCAAGCGCGCGTTGCCCTTTACGGCCTGAGTTCATCCTCCCAGCCTGAGGGCCTGAAGGCGACCACCGGAATCAACACCAAGGATTTCGGCGCCAACCAGCCCACCTACGCCGAGCTGGTCGACATGGAGACGCTCATTGCCGCCGATGATGCCGACATCGGCACGATGGGCTATGTCACCAATGCCACCATCTACGGCGGATTCAAGACCACCGAGAAGGCGACTGGCACGGCTCAATTCGTCCTTGAGCCTGGTGGCACCGTCAACAGCTACGGCGTTGTCCGGTCCAACCAGGTGGAAGCCGGTGATGTCTTTTTCGGTGTCTGGAGCCAGCTGGTCCTAGGCCTGTTCGGTGCCGTCGATCTGCAGGTAAACCCTTACAGCGAGGACAAAGAAGGCAACATTCGGGTCGTGGCTCACCAGGCCATCGACTACGCGGTGCGTCACCCTCAAGCGTTCTGCCGCGGCAACAACACCCTGTGACCACTATGAGGATCAGGATTCTTCGCCAGACATCAATCAGCGGCCAGCCTGCCCGGGTTGGCGATGTGGTTGATGCAACCCCTGCAGATGCCCGGCTGCTGCTGGCCATTGGCAGGGCCGAGGTAGCGCAGGATCCTGATCCCGTGGTGATCACCTCGGAGGCTGCAATGCCTCACCCTCGCAAACCTAGCCCCCGCCAAACCCATGGCCGTTCATGAACTTTCGCTTGACAAGCTCCAGCATTTCACCCTTCTAGCTACTACCACCATCACCGCAACCGGCAACCAGACCGGCGTCGACATCAAGGACTGGGAAGGCGACGTTCAGATCATCCTCGCTGGCACCGCTGCCGGCGCAGGTGCTGATCTGACCTTCCGCATTGAAGAGTCTGCCGACAACACCACCTTTACTGCGGCGACGGGTGGCGGATTCACCGCCATCGGCAACGCTGCATCGAAGCAAGTGCTCACCTTGAACAGCAACGATCTCGCGCGATACATTCGCCTGAGCTGCACAGCTGAGACCGGCACAGCTTCCAGCAACGTCACCTGCTTCGGGTTCGGCCTGAAGAAGTACAGCTGAGGGTAGCCGATGGCATGGACCGAGGATCCCACCGACTTCCTGGTTGACTTCGGGGTCACTGTGACCGCAAGCGGGACCACGGGGCTAGGGATCCTCGACATGCCTGGCGAGTATCTGCACAACGAAAGAGCGATTACCACTGAGTATCTGCTTCGTGCGGAGACCTCCAAGTTCGGAACCCTTGGCTACAACGACAGCATCACGGTTGAAGGCGTTGCCTATACCGTCAGGGAGCAACCACTGAAGGTTGATGATGGAACCTTCTGCCTGGTGCTGTTGACGAAGGATGACATCATCTCAACTGCAGCCGAGAACCTGACCACCATCTCCGGCCTGAACCTGACCACCATCCTCGGCGTCCCTCTGGTGATCCTCCCATGACCTCGTCCATCACCAGCCTGCCGAACGCCACCCTGCCCCTCACCGGCACCGAGAGGGTGCCTCTGGACCAGACAGTCGGCACCGCCATTGCAGCCTCTGCCCTGGTGGCAGGCACTGGCTACCGGATCGAGACCGTGGGGACCACCAACTGGACAACGTGCGGGCTGCCGGCTGGGGTGAGTGCAACGGTGGGATTGACGTTCGTAGCCACGGCGGCGGGCTCAGGCTCAGGCACAGCAATCGAGGCGCGAACGGTTGAGACCACTGCTCAGGCCATCGCCGACCTAGCCAGTCGGGCAACGCTGACCATTGCGCCAGTTCGAAACAACTCCGGCGCCAGCATCGCCAAAAGCACACCGGTCATCGTCACCGGATCAAGTGGCACTACGAAAACTATTGCGCCAGCTGATGCCAGCTCAGGGGCGACGGCTGCCAACACTCTAGGGCTAACCCTAGACGAAATCGCGAACAATGCAGATGGATTTGTTGTAACAGAAGGCCCGCTGAGTGGGGTGAATACCGCAGGACTTACCGAAGGTCAGCTGATCTATCTCAGCGAAACAACTGGCGCAATCACGAGCACAAGGCCAACCCAGCCGGCGCATGTGGTTGTGCTGGGCTGGTGCATCAAGACCGGCGCCGGCACGGCTGGAATTCTCTACGTCAAGATCGATAACGGCGTTGAGCTGGATGAGCTGCACGATGTGCTGATCAGCAGCGCGTCAACCGACCAGGCGCTAGTTCGAGCCAGCGATGGATTATGGAAGAACCGCACAATCTACGCCAGCACAACTCCAGCAGCGCTGGGCACTGCTGCGGTTGGAACGGATTTAACGCTGGCTAGGGCTGGTCACGTTCACCCCATGCCATCGGCCGGAGACGTTGGCGCTGATCCTAGCGGCACGGCAGCGGCGGCGCTTGCTGCTCATGTTGGCGCCGCCGATCCGCATTCAGGCTCAGGCTACTTAACTGTAGTAGGTGACAGCAACATTGTTACAGCTGGCCTGTCTCAGTCAACACTGAATGGTCGGTCAGTGGCGCCATTCGCGCCGTCTACAGCATATCTAAAAGGCGATTTGGTCAGCCTGTTTGGTCTGGTTTACCGCAGGAAGGCCGCCGGCACGTCTGGCGCAACGTTTGATCCCGCGATGTGGGATTTGCAGACATCGCCAGATCACTCTAATGATTGCTACTATACCGTAGGGAAATACTTCAATCCTTCAATAGCGCCAACAACAACAGGAACAGCGATAGGCCAGAATACAATATTTTTCTATCCTTTCCGAGTCTGGAGAAGAGTACGGGTCAACGGGGTGCAGGTTAGAGTTGCAACGGCCGCCGCGTCAACGGTATTCCAGATAGCAATATATGCCGCAAGTCCCGCCAGGGTGCCTACCGGCCCGGCACTCGCAAGCACCACGGACATGACCCTGGCCGCTCCTGCTGTGGTCAATAACTCTATTTCCGCTACTTGGCTTGAACCTGCTCAAATTTATTTCAGAGCAATCAACGTAGTAGGAAGCGCAACCGGGGCATTTGTAGCCCCATCATCTGCTCACCCAGAGGCAGTCAACCTAATCGGAGCTACTACAGCCTTTCCGACGTCAACGCTATCTAATGTAGAACTGTCCTTTCCCTGGAACTACGGCACCTGGCCCGACATGACAGGCAGAACCACAAGTGAAACCACAATTCCGCGAGTATCTCTAGCTCTCCTGGCCCTCGAACTCGGCTAACCCATGACACTCAACTACACGGAAACGCACTGCGTAGTGACCGATGATGTCGGCAACCGCCCAGCCTTGACATTTTTGCTGCACCAGCGGGCAGAGATCGATGCCGCTGCCGTCGCCTACTCGGCGCCTGAGGTGCCCGCTCCTGACTGGGAGCGATTCAGGACCCTGCTTCAGACGGACAACGGATTCCCAGCGGCCTGGACAACGATTCTGCAGGGGGATTCCAGAGCGGCAATCATGTTGATCGCGAGCCTCTCGGTATGGCAAGCCTCTCCTGATCAGTGGGGGCAGTTCCTCGCGGCGATCGGCGCCTGTCTGCTGCTGCTGCCCCCGGCGCAAGCGGCCGAGGTTGGCCTGGAGCTGTTGGTCATAGGTCAGGACTGCCACCTTGACCCCGTGTTCCTGGTGGCCCTGGAGGCAATGCTCAACCAAGGCGCCTCATGACCCTCTCCATCCGGGAGCAGATCATCCAGGCCCTGGTCACCAGCGTGGAAACTCTGCCGGGCGTCACCCAGGTGTGCCGCTCTCGCGTGGAGGCGTATAGCCGCGATGAGTCCCCGGCTTTGACGATCGAAGCGGGGCAAGCGATCCCAACGATTCACGCGCTGTGCAAGATCGACTGGAGCATGGATCTGCTCGTGTCCGCCTACGCCAGGGGCGGCGTGCCAGACACGTCGGCCGATGCGGTCCTGACCGCTGCTCATGCCCTGCTGATGGTCGACCGGACTGTCGGGGGCCTGGCTATCAACCTGTCGCCCGGTCCGGTCACCACCGACCTAGAGCGGGCGGACGCGGCATCCTGTTGGATGACAGCGGTTTTCACCGTCACCTACCGGACCTCTATACACGATCTCACAACCCAGTAGAATGCCCGCATCAATGGGTCGCGACATGTCAGCCCAGCCAGTTCAGCTCCCGCCATTACCCGACTCTGGAGGCTCGTACGAGCTGAGCGCGGACGGCACCGGCTGGGTCTGCACCCAGTTCACAGCACCGGCCGGCGCCGAGCCTGCCGCCGAACCCGCCCTAGCCCCCGAACCCGAACCCGAGGCCCCCGACTATGACAGTTCTGTTCTCAGCGAAAACGCTGATCCTTCAGAAGTCGGAGGCGACCTACGGGACGAGCTCTAACCCCACGGGCACCGATGCTCTCCTGGTTTCCAATCTAACCCTGGAACCGCTGCAGCTGGAGCGGGAAGACAGGGAACTGGTTCGGGGGTATCCCGGCAACACGCCGCAGATCGTTACGAGAAAAACTGTACGGATGCAGTTTGATGTCGAGCTGGTGGGATCCGGCACGGCCGGCACAGCCCCCCGCTGGGGCCCGTGCCTGATGGCCTGCGGCCGATCCGAAACCATCGTGGCCAGCACCAGCGTCACCTATTCCAGGGTAAACACCGGGATCAGTAGCGTCACAATTGACGCCTACCTAGATGGCCAGCGCCACCGGATGACCGGCGGCCGCGGCACGGCAACCAAGAGCATGTCCGCTGAAGGTATTGCCAAGTACACTTTTGATCTGCTGGGTATCTACTCGGTTCCCACAGCAACAGCAAACCCCGCCCCAACCTTTACCCTGCAGGCGCAGCCTGTAGCCGTGAACAGCGACAACACGCCAACGGTTAGCGTGCATGGGTTCGCTGCGTGCATGTCTGAGTTCTCTCTAGCAGACGGCAACGAACTTGTGTTCCAGCAACTCGGAGGCTGCACCAAGCAAGTGCTGCTGCCGAACCGTAAGCCGTCCGGTTCAATTACAATTCAAATGCCTTTGGTATCAGCCAAAGACTATTACACCATCGCCGCCAACCAAACAACCGGCGCAATTACCTGGACACATGGCACCACGCCTGGCAATATCGCAACCTGGAACGGTCCGGCTTGCACCTTCGGTTCTCCGACCCATTCCGTCAACGATGGCATTTACTATCTGACCTTGCCGTTTGAGCCCCAGCCCTCAACCGGCAACGACGAAGACACCCTTGTTCTGACCTGATTTTTATGGGACTTCTTCTCCAGCGCAACCCAACCTTTACCTGGCCCATCTCCTACCGAGAGCGGACCGATGGCGGGCGTTATCGTCAGCACAATTTTACCGCCGTATTCAAGCGGCTGCCCCAGTCTGAACTGGAAGAAATCCAGCTGGAGTATCAGCGGCTTAAGGTTGCCGTGACTCGCGATGTCCCGGTAGACTCAATCCCAACCAGGGAGATCTGCAACAGGATCTGGGTGGGATGGTCTGACATCTTCGAAGAGGATGGGACTACGCAGGTTCCATTTAGCGAAGAGCTGAAAAGCGAGCTAGTGCAGCGCGAAGGGCTAGCTGATGCAATAGTTGAAACCTATATCGAAAGTGCCGCACAGGCCAAAGCCAAAGCAAAAAACTAATAGGCGCCGTGGACTACCTCCTTCGCGGCGAATCAAAAACTCAGGACCTGGACGAGGCTGCCAAAGCGTTTGGCGTGATCATTGCTGAGCCTGAGCAGTCGCGGGATTATCTGCTTTGGGCTGAGCACGAGCCAGCCCTAGACCTGTTCATGCGCTCAAGGACGCAGTTGCGCACCATAGGCGAGTTGCTCGTAGGACTGGACTACAGTCCCGTGTTTAAACTGGCGGATCTCTATCACGTGGCTGATTTGCCTTCAGTGATGGAGGATCTGCAGGTCATAGAACTGCACTACGTTGACAGAATGAACGCACGGCTGACCTCTAAGCGCTGATGGCGATCCTCTCCAGCCTGCTCAAGATCACCGCCAAAGCCGAGGGCCAGGGCGCTATCCAGGGCCTGGCGGGTGCAATCGGTGGCGTCAGCAAGGCCGGCACGGCGGCCAGCAAGAGCCTGGGCGGACTGGCCCAGGCGGCCAGTATGCAGGGGCTAGGCGGCGCCTTCAGCCAGCTGATCCCGCTGCTCTCGGTGGGCGGCATCGTAGCGATGGCGAAATCCACGATCGACGCGGGCGATGCGTTCTACGACATGAGCCAGCGGACTGGCGTCAGTGTTGAGATGCTGGCCCGGTTCAAGCGTGCCGCAGCCCTCAGCGGAACTTCAATTGAAGCAGTCGAGAAGGGCTTGACCCGCCTGGCCCGTGCCATGAGCGCGGCGGCCAGCAGCAGCCGCGTGGGCGAGATGACGAAGGAAGACATGGACAGAGCGGTGGAAGCCGTCAGGAGCGGCGAGCGGCGGCAGGTGGAGGCTGTCGAGCGTGCCGCTGACGAGCGACTTCAGGCGGTGCAGGACGAATCGGATCAGCGCATGGCCGAGCTCAACCGCCGCTACCGCAATGAGCAGCGCATCCTGGATGACCGGTTCGACGATCGCCGCAGCGCAGAGGAACGGGCGGCCGAGCGCGAGACCAACCAGGTTGAGAAGGGCATTCAGCGTCGCTTCGATGCGCTCCGTCGGGGGATCCAGCGGGATGAGCGACTGGGCGAGGATGCCAGGGATCGGCAGCTGCAGCAACTGCAGGACCAGGAGGATGCCCAGCTGGACGCGGTGCGCCAGGGTGCGGCAGATCAGCGCCGTGAGCGAGAGCGGGCGCTGAGGGATCAGCAGCAGCTGCAGCAGGACGCGATCGACGACCGCAAGCGGCAGGAGGAGTCGGCGCTGAAGGCTGCCATGGAGGCGCAGACCAGCGAGATCAAAGCGGGCACGGCTGCTCAGGTGGCAGCATTCAAGGCCGCGGCCGATGCGCGAGAGCAGGCGATCAAAGGCACCAACGCCAACGAGCTGAGCCAGCAGATGGAGGAGTTGGGATTATCAGGCAAGGCTGCATCTGAGACGTTCCGCCAGCTGGGGGTAGCTGTGACCGATGCGGCCGGCCGGCTGCGGAATCCTGCTGATGTGATGCTGGATGTTGGCGATGCGCTGAACCGGATTGAGGATCCAGCCAGGCGCACCGAACTGGCCATGAAGCTTCTTGGCCGTGGTGGTAATGAGCTGATACCAATGTTCTTGATGGGCAGCAAGGCTATCAGGGGTATGGCCGTCAGCATGACATCAGAGTTTGCTAAGGCAGCGGATCAGTATCAGGACCAGCTAATCGGACTATCTGGCAAGGTTGGCAGGCTTGGTATAGATCTTGCAATCGTGCTGCTACCTGCGCTGATTAAAATCACTGAAGCTGTGACCGATGCGGTTACCGCATTCAATGCAATGCCAGGCTGGCTAAAGGCTACAACCCTAGCTGTTGTTGGATTGTCGCTTGTACTGCCAACACTGATAAGCCTACTCGCAAACCTGGCCATTGTTGCCGGAGCGCTTGGCGCCCTAGGCCTCGGCGCCACTATTGCCGGCTGGCTTGGAGCGGCTGGCCCTGCGATTATTGGCATCAAAGCTTTGATCGGCGGCTTGATCACTTGGATTACAACCGTAGCAATTCCAGGGTTGATTGCATTTATCGCCAGCCCCCTAGGTCTTGCCTTGATCGCTGTCGCAATCGTCGCCGCTATTGTGGTCTGGCGTAAAGAGATCGGCGCCTTCTTTGCGTGGGTTGGCCAAGGCATTGCCTATGCCGTTGATGGCATCGCCTACGGCATCAAGGGGGGATTCGGAATCCTCGCCGACTGGTTCAATAAAAACGTAACATCTCCACTATCCAAGCTATGGAATAGCTTCACCACTCTGGTGGTGGGCAACCTGCAGAATGCTGGAAACTTCGTTAAGGGAATCTGGGACAGCATTGTAAAGAAAATCACCGGAGCTGTTAACGCAATCGCCAGCGCAATCCGCTCTCTACTCCGCCCGGTGATCGACGCCGTGAACACCGCCATCCGCGGATTCAATTCTGTCAGTGGGCGGGTGAGCGGTTTTACCGTTTCCGAGATCCCGGCATTCGCTGCTGGTGGCGTTGTCACCCGCCCAACCCTGGCCATGATCGGCGATGGCGGCGAGCCCGAATACGTCGTTCCCAAATCCAAGGCGGCCGGGTTCGCTACCCGCTACCTCCAGGGCGAGGGCCGCAGCGCTGCAGGCGGCGGCGGATCGCTCACAGCGCCGTCCATCAACATCACCACCGGCCCTGTCATGCAGGACCAGACCGGCCAGCGGTGGGCCACGGTCGAGGATCTGGAGCGGGTCGCGGTGGCCACCAGAGACGGGACACTGGCGCTGCTCCGCAACCCACAGGCGCGGCGCGCGCTGGGGATGGCCTGATGGAGATTGCGATCAGCCAGTATCTGCGGTTCATC